GGACCAACAAATCTCATAATAAATAATGCAGTATCAGTCCAAATATAGATTGCATCCCTACCTCTAATAGCTCCTACAATTTTTGATCCATCTGCGAGTCTTTGTGTACCTGCAGTGTTTGTTGCACTAGGTGTGTAGGTATTAATATCTTCTTGAGATGAAAATCTTATAAACATTGGGTCTTGTGTAGATGATGTACCAATAGTTGTTTCTGTACCAAAAAATATTAAGTGACGATCGGGTGTAGATACTAAACTAAATGCAGATGCTGTTGGTGCACCTGTTATAATAGTCGCTCTAGTATTATTTGCTCCTGTTGGATTAGAGTCCCATTCAAAAGTTTCACCACCATTAATTGTTGCAATAAGTTTATTACCTAAATTATCTAATGACCATAAACCTGGTGCAGTTACAATATCTCCTGATGCTGCAGCATTCCATGAAAAATAATTTGATGCATCAGTTACAGTTGCACCTGATGAGTGTGTTGCAGCTGTTGTACCATTTGCACCTCTTGTTAATCCTGACAATGTTCCACCACTATTACCAGTGTAAGTAATTAATTCTGTTCCTATTTGTACTGTTCCTGATGATGCAAATGATGTTGAACTAGCCATTGTTAATGATGTTACACTAGCATTTATTGATGATGACAGTGTTGAAGTAAATTGTCCTTGTGCTTGACCACCCCAAGATCCAAGTCCCCAACCTGTTGTTGCAGTTTCAACTGCTGGTCCAACTGGATAATAATGTTTAACTCTTATGCCACCAGATGTACTTGCACCAGATCCAGATTCATTAGATGACATAGTTATAGTTATAGTAGTATCCGTTGGTATTGATGCTACCATAAATTTAACATCATCAAAATCTCCAGATCCAAAATTAGAATTTGTTATAGATGAAAAATTATCACATAATATAATATCACCTTTGTTCATGTTGTGTGCTGAAGCGAAAGTTACTGTTACTGTTGCTGATCCATTAGTTGTAGTAAAAGCACTTGTTAAAGTTGTTGTAGATTTAATTGGATGTATGTCATAAAAGATACCTCCAGAGTAAGCGTATAAAATACTACTAGTTCCAAGAGCTGCATACTTGATACCTGATGTATTTACAAAATGATGAATAGCGGTGTTACGTCCTGTCATTTCAACAGAACCTAGTTGTGCCCAACCACCTATTTTTTCAGGACTACCATATCTAAAACGAACATTATCACCTGCAACCCATTGGCTTTCACCACCTGTTGAAGTAACTTGTTTATTGAATCCTGGTGCAAATTTTACTTTTTGTAACATATAACCTCATTGTATTACATATTCCTTATAGGTGGAATACCTAACATCGGCCTTTTGTCAAACCTATTTTTTTCAGCAAAAGGACCATTTACATGGTTATAATGAAGAAATACTTGAGCACAAGTATTACCTTCTAGAGGTTCTCTCCAATGTTCTAATTCGCAACCACTATATACTAACATGTCTCCTACATCAAGTAAGACTTCTGTGCCTGTTGGTGCACCTGGTTTTATAATTCCTTTGTATTCATCTATAACTGTATCTGCTCCTGTGCCATCTATAAATATAGGCCACTTATCACCTCCTAAGTGTATGGTTGTAGATATTTCACAGCTTGGTCTATCTTTATGTCTACGTAGTATGTCTCCATGTTTGTATATTCTAGCGTAAGAATATGTAGGTATTAATTGAAGCCCTGTCTTTTGTTGCATGACTGGTAGTACCTTCATTAATAGAGTTTCCATTACAGGATCTGCGTAATGTGAGTAAGTATTAGGAATTTGTTGATCAGTCCATGTGCCTAATAATCCTGTGTCGTAAGTAACATTGTTTTTATACATCCAAGCAACAGCATCTCGTTTAAGTAAAAAATAATTAAATATAAAATTAGCTAACTCATAGTTAACTGCACCTTTTATAACTTGATATTTATTAAAAGCCATCTTGTATAAAATTAAAACTTACTGATATTCTTATATCATTAGATTGATTTTCTTCTACAGCATGCCATAACCATGCAGGAAACATTATAATTCTACCTTCAACAGGATCTATGTTAGCCTCTCTCCATAAATCTTTTCCAGGGTTACCTGGTTTTCTTATAGGCATAATAAATTGTACTCCTGGTCTTGGATCATATATTTTTAAACGGCCAGATTTAATAGGAGATTTTATGTAGTATACTCCACTAAATAAAGCATTGGGATGTATGTGTGGTTGGTTCATACCACCTGGTGGGTTTATATTTGCCCACATATTTCCTAATCTAGAACTTCTGTCTAGATGTTCATTATTAAATATTTCTTCTTGCATTTTAAATAACTCTTTAACTAATTGTTGATACTCTGGTTTGTTAGCCATATCTGTTGTTGAGTGCCAACCCTTAACATTTGTTTTAGAAACACCTGGATCTTGGTTAGACCAATTAATAATATCTTGTGCCATTTTATTATTATCTAACTGTATATCTTTACCATATACGATTGTTGGAAAAAATTTTTCTGTTATCATCTAAACGGTTTACCTCCAAACCAAACAACTAAAGATTGCCTAACTCCACGAGTAACTGGTGCAACTCTATGATTTAAAAATGATGCAAATATAATAGCGTGTCCTTGTTTAAGGTTTGCAAACTTACCTGGAGCCATAAGTTCTAGATCTCCACCTTCAAACTCTGATGGGTCGTTTAACAATAATGTCATTGATATTTTTCTAACTGGTGGCTCATGACTCATATTTATGTCACAATCCATATGCCAATCATAAAATCCTCCTTGTGGATATTCTGTAAACTGTGCGTTTTCAGTTACTTGTATATCTCCAAAACCAAAATGATTTTCATTTGCTTTTTGTATAAATTTATTAAGATCTTGGTACATGTGATCCATTTCTTTAAAAGGTATCCAACTAATAGTAGTTACTCTTTTACTTGTATCTGTACCTCCACCAGGTTTACCCATACCAACTTGTGCTTTTTGAGGTGGTTGCCTTCTACCTGCTTCTATAATCTGTCTACATTGATCTGGTGTAAACAATGGTGTAGTTGTTTGCACTATCCAACTTTTCCATTTAGGTTCTGTTATTATCACGAAGCACTCCTATTTTTTATTGGGTCATAATTAACATCACAGTTACAAGACAAAGTTCTTCTAAATCCTGGTCCATTAAAAGGGTAAACACAATGTCTAGTGTCATACGGAAAAATATAAAAATCTCTTTCCTCAACTCTTGGACCATAATCAGAATTACAAAATTGACCAGATGAATTACCTAATATTTGTAGTGATCCATTCATAGGTTTTTCAGCTGCAGAATATTCTTCTCCATATGATGGAGGTAATTTTAAAATCATAACACTAGATAAACCTGTATGTAAAGTTCCTTGATGTATATGCACTGGATTATATTCATGTTCTTTCATTTCATTAATCCATATAGAATTTAAATGCATTTTATATTCATTTATTTTATTCCAATTTAAATAGTGTTTAAATTTTTCCCAAAACCATTGCATAACATTATCTGGTAGATGTCTGTGTGGCTGCATTTTATTGTTAGGAGCGCCATCAAAAAATAATGAATGTTCATTTTTTATCTTACCTACAAGTTGTTTATTTGCAGGATATAATTCGTGTCTTCTTTTTTCATATATGTCATTTATAATATTATATACATCTAAAGGAACTTTATATCGTAAAACTGATTGCCCTAAAAATACAAATTTAAAATCTGATGTGTCCATATTTTTTCTTTTATACGTTGTGGTATTTTTTCTATATAAGGATTGTAAACTTTTCTTACAGGTCCATCAAATAGTTTATGCATATTACTGCCAACTATTTTATCATCGTAAGATAAACCATTTACAGATACTTTATCTAAATTATTAAATCTATGATAGAAATAAGGCTCATCTAAAAATTTATATATTTTTTTAAACTCTTCTTCTGGATTAGTAACCATATCATCATACTTTACAAAATGGCAAATATCTGGATAGTTGTATGCATTTTTAATTGCTTCTAAATCTTTAGCAACTGCACCTTCTTTATTCATTATCATAGATAATTTTTCTTCATCATTTTTTAAATTGTATCTGTTAGGGAAAGCATCTGGGTTTTTTGTATACCATTGCATATAGCTAGCTAATACATCCATTAAGTTTCTTAGTAATACAACACATTTAAAAGGGCGTTTGTAATGTTTCTGCATTAAACTTAAATTACCAATTGTCGTTACAGGACCACGATCAATAATTATACGTTGTATCCAATCTTTATAATAAGTATCATAAACAGAATCTAATACATTATCTAAAGATTTATGATCTGGATAATTTAAAAACACATCTGTTTTTTTAAGTAAAAATAAATCTTTCATAATCTCTAATGTAATAGAGTTTGGTGTAGCTGCTATAGCTGGATTTTGATTCATAATACTTGCAAACAAAGTATTACCAGATCTAGGCATAGCAACTAAAAAGAAAAGTTTTTTATTCTGGTTTTGCTCCAAGTTCGTGTGTAAGTTTATCTTTCGTTTCATGTTGTAGTTGACCTTGTTCTTTTTTTATTCTTTCAATAGATTGCAGTTGACCTAATACATTAAATACTTCTGGCTGACTAGATCCCTCTGTTAAAGTCTCTGCTTTATTTTTCATGGTTAGATGATAAGAGTGTAACTGATGCGTATTAACATCTTTAGTATCAAAAGATCCATCGTCAAACTTTTTTTTAAATTTAGACCATAATTTTATTTCTCTCATTCTATCTCTTGCAACTAATTGCATAGATGCTTTATTATAAATTTTTTCATCTATATCAATTTGTAACAATTCTTTTTTTAATGGATGCGGT